CTAATACTCTAGCAGTAACTGGTGTTACTACTCTATCTAATACTCTAGCAGTAACTGGTGTTACTACTCTATCTAATACTCTAGCAGTAACTGGTGTTACTACTCTATCTAATACTCTAGCAGTAACGGGCACTGCTACTCTATCTAATACTCTAGCAGTAACGGGCACTGCTACTCTATCTAATACTCTAGCAGTAACGGGCACTGCTACTCTATCTAATACCTTAACAGTAACTGGTCTCACTGCCCTTAATGGCGCGCTTAATACTACTACCGCTAATGCTAGTATAGCTGTAAATATTGGTGCTAACGCATCACTTAATACTACCGCACTCTATATTGGCAACTCAACAGTAAACACCGTTATTACGAGTTCCAGTATTAATACAGACGGTACACTTGCTGTTCTTAATACCGCTACTCTATCTAATACCTTAACAGTAACTGGTCTCACTACCCTTAACGGTGGTATGAATACTACCATCGCTAACGCAAGCGCAGCCGTTAACGTAGGCGCCAACGCAGCACTTAATACATCAACATTACGTATCGGTAACTCAACAGTAAACACTGTTATTACAAGTACTGGTATTGACACTGATGGTACTCTAGCAGTACTTAACGCTGCTACTCTATCTAATACTCTAGCAGTAACTGGTGCTACTACTCTTTCTAACACCTTAACTGTGACTGGCCTATCGACATTAAATGGTGGTATGAATACTACTACCGCTAATGCCAGTGTAGCTGTAAATGTTGGTGCTAACTCAGTAGTAAATACAACCACCTTTTTTGTTGGTAATTCTGCAGTAAATACTAACATTACAGCAGGACAAGTATCAATTTCTGGTGCGACGGTTAACTCTACTATCTATACTGGTACGGCTAATAACGCTAATAATCTAGGTGGCGTATCCGCAACAGGTTATGCGCGACTATCTGGTGCTACATTTACGGGTGCAGTAGTTGTATCAAATACATTATCAGTCTCAAACAATGTAACTATTACTGGTAATTTGATCGTCACCGGTACAACAATTTACGCTAACGTTAATAATCTAGATGTAAAAGATCTCAACATAACCGTAGCCAAAAGTGTTGCAACAGCTGCATTAGCAAATGGTGCCGGCCTAACAGTAGATACAGCTAACGTTACATGGGTATATAATAATCCAACTAACAGCTGGCAGTCAAATGTAAATATTACACCGGCTTCAAACAATACACTATCACTAGGTAATAGTGGATTAGTATGGTCAAATGTGCATGCTAATAATATTCAGAGTACAAATTTGTTTGGTACTCTACAGACCACAAGTCAACCTAACATAACAGCTAACAATAGTACAAACTTTGGCGGCCTTTCCCTTGCGACAGTTCAGGGTCAGATAACAGGTAATGCATCTACTGCATATACTAATGCGATAGCAATTGCAGCGAACGCTACAAACCTATCATCTGGTACCGTAAACGCGTCCAGACTTTCAGGCACCTATACGATCAATGTTACCGGCACCGCTTCCAACGCTACTAACCTAAACAGTCAGCCTGGATCGTTCTACACAAACGCTACCAACATCTCCACAGGAACACTAGCGACTGCAAGACTACCAGCAACAGTAGCGGTATCAAATACGTTCACAGTTGGTTCGGCGGCGGTGTTTGTTGCAAATGGAAACGTTGGCCTTGGTACGTCGTCGCCAGCTGCTAAATTCGATTTAGTTGGTGACTATAAGGAAGGTGTTGTCACAGCTAACACCAGCACCGCGTACACCGTCAACCTTGCCGCTGGTACTGTCCAGAACCTCACACTGACGGGCAGCTGCACCTTCACTTTTCCTGCCGCGACGCCGGCGGGTCGTAGCTTTTTGATGTTCCTTCGACAAGATGCAACGGGCAACCGCACTGTGACATGGCCCGGTACACTAAAGTGGCCGGGAAATACAGCCCCGACATTAACCAGTACTGCAAGTCGAACTGATATGTTTGCATTTACAGCAGACGGAACTAGTTGGTTTGGTCGAGTGATTGCTCAGAATTATTCATAAGGATTGATTTGATATGTTTGCAGCTAGTCAAGGGACAACACCACCTGGTGTTTTTATTGAAGATCTTTTCTCTACTTGGCTCTACACCGGCACGGGTACAACACAAACGATCACTAACGGTATTGATCTGGCGGGCAAGGGTGGGTTAGTTTGGATGAAGGGCCGGAGCGGCGCGACCGACCATGCTCTCTACGACACGGCGCGCGGCGCAACTTTTGACCTTGCTTCCAACCTGACGAGCGCCCAGACGACACAATCCACGGGGCTGACCAGCTTTCTCGCGAGCGGCTTTAGCATCGGCTCGCTCGCCAAGATCAACACTAACGCTGCAACCTACGTCTCTTGGACCTTCCGCAAGCAGCCGAAGTTCTTCGACGTTGTGACATACACGGGGGATGGTACACCCGACAGGCTTATATCACACAACTTGGGTAACCAGCCGGGATGTATCATTGTTAAAGCAACAAGCACTACCGGTGATTGGCTGACTTATCATAGGTCACAGGAAAATAAAACGGGACACTTAAACACTACCGCCGCTTTTACGGTAGGAACTAATGTATCCGGTGCCCCTGATTTGTATATTGTCGGAGCCAACAACACGACTCAGTTTTATGCGGTAAGTTCAGCAAATACAAATGGCGTTACTTACGTCGCCTACCTCTTCGCCCACGACGCGAGCGGATTTGGCACGTATGGGGCGGACAATGTGATTAGCTGTGGAAGCTACACGGGCAACGGCTCTGCGGCCGGGCCTGTCGTCACGCTGGGCTACGAACCTCAGTGGTTGCTTGTAAAGCGAACAGATTTACCTACATCGTGGGTTTTGTTAGACACAATGCGAGGCATGGTAGTTGGTGGAAATGATCCCTTTCAGCGTCCAAACGACTCAACAGCGGAAGTAACGAACCTTAACCTACTGGAGCCTTCTGCTACAGGATTTATACTCACCACCACGGACATCACCCTTAACGCTTCTGGTGGCACCTACATCTACATCGCCATCCGTCGCGGTCCCATGCGGACACCGACGAGCGGGACGAGTGTGTTCGGCCTCAACGCCCGCACTGGCACTGGGGCGAACGCTACCGTCACGGGCGGTCAGACGGATGACGCAGTGCTAATTAAAAATCGCGGGGCGGCTGTTGGAAGTTTGCTTTCTTCTCGACTTACAGGAACAGGTTATCTTTCAACACAAGGAACTAGCCAAGAAATTGCTGCTGGCACAACCATCCTACAAGCCAACCCGTGGGATGTGATGGACGGTGTCAAGGTCGGCACTACATCGACCATCACCAACGCATCCGGCAATACATTCATCAACTACCTGTTCCGCCGCGCCCCCGGTTTCTTCGATGTGGTATGCTATACGGGGACGGGTTCTGTTTTAACGGTAAACCATAACTTGGGTGTCGCGCCTGAGTTGATGATCTTGGCCGACAGGTCGATTGGTCAAACCAAACCTGTTTACAGTTCTGCTCTACTGAATACAGAGCATCTGGTTTTGAACACCACTGCCGCAAAATCATCGGTGCAGAATGTTTGGAACAACACCACACCTACGGCGACAACCTTCACACTTAACAGCACACGTACTTGGGTCAATAACGCGGGTGATAATAACATCGCCTACCTGTTCGCCTCCTGCCCCGGCGTCAGCAAGGTCGGTTCCTACACCGGCGCGGGTACAACGCAGACCATCGAGTGCGGCTTCGCGGCAGGCGCTCGATTTGTCCTCATCAAGCGCACCGACAGCACGGGCAACTGGTATGTGTGGGACACGGCTCGCGGCATCGTCGCAGGCAATGATCCCTACCTCTTGCTGAACAGCACTGCCGCTGAAGTGACGTCGACCGACTGGGTAGATACGGCTACGAGCGGCTTTGAACTCAGCAACGCCGTTGGCAACTTGGTAAACACAAACGGCGCAAGCTACATCTTCTTAGCGATTGCATAAGGAACAAGCAAATGGAACTACGTGAACGTACGACAGGTAACATCATCACGGACTCTCAGTTTCGGGCGTTGCATCCAAATACCTCGTTTCCACAAGTCATTAACTACGACGAGTGGGGATATGACGTGATCTTTGAGGGTCCTCAAGCTACGGGTGGTACAGTCTATGAGTACTCTATGCGTTCCGGTGTTCAACAAATAGATGGCAAGTGGTACACCAGATATGTTCTCGGACCCATCTTTACGGACACACCAGAAAGTTCTGCAGAAGAACAGGAGGCCTTGTATAGAGCCCAAAAGTATGCAGAGCGTGCAAGCGTGGTTAGAGCAAATCGAAATGTGCTACTTACAGAATCAGATTGGACGCAGGGTAAAGACATACCTGATTCCATTTCAACTCCATGGGCAACCTATCGCCAAGGACTCAGAGATCTTCCAGATCAAGAAGGGTTTCCATGGGATGTGACTTGGCCCGAGAAGCCGGTCTGATCCAATGGCACAGAAGCAAAACATCACCCTGGATCAGGGAGCTACATTTTCAACTAGCTTCTTGTTTCAGGACACGAACGGCAATACCATAGACTACTCGACATACACAGCAAACTCTCAGATGAGAAAGTCGTACTCATCTTCGACTGCGTACGACTTTACGGTGGCCATGGTCAGCAATGGCCAAGTCACGCTGTCGATGACTGCAAATACTACCAATTCAATAACTGCAGGTAGGTACGTGTATGATGTTGAGGTTCAATCCGCCGATGGGTCTAGGACCAGACTCGTAGAGGGAATTGTAATAGTCACACCTCAGGTTACAAGATGACAACAGTCATTGTGCAGACACAGGTGTCGCTGCCAGTTATAAAGCAATCCAACGTGTCACCCACTGTAGTAACGCTGCAGAGACAGTCAGAGCCTAAGATAGTCAGGTAGTCCATAAATATACAAAAAGAGGAATCTCAGCCGTGGCACTACCGACTACAAGATCTACGTTCAAAGAGTACTGCCTGAGGACTCTAGGCAAGCCGGTTGTCGAGATTAACGTCGACGACGATCAGATAGAGGACAGGATCGACGAAGCCCTGAGCTATTACTGGGACTACCACTTTGACGGTTCTGAAAAGATCTTTTATCGCTATCAGGTCACCGCACAGACCAAGATCGACAGATATGTTCCGATACCAGAGAACGTGATCGGTGTGGTCAATCTGTTCCCAATTGGTCAAGGTCTGAACACTAACAACCTATTCAATATCCGCTACCAGATTGCTCTCAACGACCTCTACACTCTTACTAGTGTGTCGATGGTCCCATATTACATGGCGCTGACACATGTTCAGTTCCTAGAACAGATGCTCGTAGGTCAGCAGCCCCTTCGCTACAACCGCCACATGAACCGTCTGTATATCGACATGGACTGGTCTATTCTAAATGATGGTGACTACATCATCGCCGAGGCATATCAGATCATCGATCCGGGCGTGTTCACCAAGGCGTGGGGTGATCGCTGGCTGCAGAGTTTAAGCCTTACGATGAGGTTATCATGAAGCAGATCCCAGGCGCTGACTCTGCAATTGCAGAAGAGGCTCGCGCTGAGATTCGCGCGAAGTATGCTAATATACAAGATAATATCAATAGTGCATCTTCTGTAGAAGATATTAAAACTGCCCTGGCCCAGATTTAGTAATAAATACCAGTAAAAGAGAGTGTTATGGCTGATAAAGTAAACCTTACAATAGATCAAGGCGCTACATTTTCCGTAGACTTTATCGTAAAAGATTCGAATAACGAATCTGTTAATCTTACCGATTATACAGGCGCTGGTCAACTACGTAGAAATTACGCATCTAACTCTGCTACCTCTTTTACTATTGGTGTATATTCAAACGGTACTGTGCGTGCTTCCCTTTCGGCTAATCAAACTTCTACTTTATCAGCTGATCGGCACGTGTATGATATTGAAATACAGAATGGTGTAGGGGAAGTAAGTAGAATTGTAGAGGGTATTGTAACTGTAACTCCACAAGTAACCAAGTAATGGCCGAATATAGAGTTACTAAACCTACCCAAACTAAATACAATGTAACGCTAGCTAATTCTGCTACGTTAAAGGTAAGTGCTCACTCATCTACTGTAAGGCCAGCCGTGACGTATGTTCTTGACACCCCTGCAAATAACACAGTAGGTCCAATTAGTCTTGTAACCCAGCAAACAAACGTTATAGCAGATACTATAGCTATCGTTGGAACAGGTCTATCGTCAGTATCGTCTAACGGCTCGGCTATAATTATAGAAACAACAGCTATTGGAACCATTAGATTAGATCAGCTAGCAGATGTAGAAGAAGGTGCTGTACCTGCAAATAATAGCACGTTAGTATATGATAATGTTACTGATAAATACGTAGTAAAATTGCTTGATGTAGACGGGGGATCGTTCTAAGTGTCTAATTTAATTCAGATTAAAAGAAGTTTAACTAGTGCATCTCCCGGCTCATTAGCAAATGGTGAATTTGGTTACACTGCTAATGGTGATGTTCTTTACCTAGGTAGTAACGGTACGGTAGTGCCAATTGGTGGTAAACGTGTACCGGGTACTCTAACCGCCAATCAAGCATTAGTTGCCAATTCCACTAGTGGAATTGATAGAGTAATTGTTGCAAATCTAATACCCACAGCTGTATATGCAAATGGCTCTTTAGGTACAGCCGGGCAGCTTCTAACCTCAAATGGTACTGCGGTACATTGGAGTACACCTACAGCTGCAGTTGTAGGCTCTAATACTCAAATTCAGTTTAATGATAGTGGCTCGTTAGGTGCTGATGCAGGCCTTACATTTAATAAAACTACAGACACACTCACCACTAACACTGTCGTTACCAACACAGTTTTAGCCTCAGCTACAGTTAATGCCGCGGCGCTAACCGTGGGCTCCTCAATTGTTGCTAATACTCTTGGTTTATTTGCTACCGGTACAGTAAACGCCACGACAGTATCGGTAGGTACTGACGTAATAGGTAATTCAGCTGGTGTATTTACTGCTGGTACAGTAAATGGTGCTGTAATATCTGTTGGTTCTTCGACGGTCGCTAATTCTCTTGGTTTATTTGCTACCGGAACTGTTAATGCTGCAACACTCTCTGTAGGGTCTAGCGTTATCGCTAATACTACGCGTTTTGCGCTCGGTACTGCTACT